ACGGAGGAAGTCCAGCAGCGCCACCGTTACCTCCGGCGGCGTCGGGTAAAAATCCGCCTCGCGCCTGCCAATCGCGCTGTTGCCGCCCGTTATGCGGCTCGCCTGTAAACTATCCATCACGGCCTCCTATCATTCTCATCAGCATCAGCCTTTGCATATACGATTCATCAAGCCGGTATGTAACCTTTGGCTTGAACTCCATAAATGTCGGCCGGGGTTCTGCCCCGCCTATATCGCGCACATCTGCAAGGCCATCAAGGAACTTGTGTGCGGTCTGCATGAAGAACGCCGCCGCGATCTGCTGCCCCTCGGTAAAGCTCCCCGGCTTCGCGCCCAGGACGAACTTGCACCAGTTATAAGCCTCGTCAACGCCGTACTGTCTCGCCCTCAGATTGAGGGCTTTCAATGCCTTTTGAACTTCATTGAAAAGCGCACTCTTCTCCGCATAGCCAGTACTCATCTCAATACCTCACTCCGATGTAGTCCAGCACCCGCGCATAACCGAGGCCGCTCTTCGTGGGTTTCCACAGCCCATCCGTGTCAAATGCCCCGCCGCCGATGCAGAACGCATAGTGCTTCGGGTGCGTCAGTTTCATGCGCTCAAATCGGTTTTCGCCCTTTTCGAGGTGCGCCCCAAAACCGCAGAACATACAGCCCGTCCTCTGGCATCCCGTGCAATGCAGCTTGCAGTCAATCAGCGTCGCGCCGTAGTCGTTCTCGCCGTCGCTGGCCACGATGTCGCCGTACACGCTGGCGTAGGGCAGCCCACGCTCCACGATAAACCGCAGTACATCCTGCTCTGTCCAGAAACTCATGGGCTTTCCAATCGGTCGCTTTCCTTCAAAGGCGTTGCACCCGGTGGCCGTCCATTTCTGAAACCGCTGCCGCCCCTCCGCTGCCATTGTCGCTATAATCGGCTTTTGCCTTGCCGTACTCTCGTATGCGTGTGCGGTGCTTTTCTTCATAATCCTGCAACACTCACCCGAAATCAGAAACGGAGCGTCAAGCAGAAATGCCCAGTTATCGCAGTTCCAGATGCTTTTGTCTCCATTCTTATCAAGCATTTCGCCGTGCAATTTTTTAGCTCGAACACAATTTGGATTTTTCCTCGCCTGATATACAGTACCCGCCATCTCTTTGCTCACGATGCTGTACCCGTACTTCGTCACCACCTGCCGGATGTTCATCTTCGGACGCAGGCGTACAAGATTGACAGTCACGCGGGGAAACTCCCTCCGCAGCCAGTCAGCGTACTCATTGACGAACTTCTGTATCTCCGGGTACTCCAACCCAGTGTTCACAAACACCAGATTCAGCTCCCAGGGCGGTGTCTTAAAACTCGACAGGTACCGCGCCGCCAGATACGCCAGCACCGTGCTGTCCTTTCCGCCGGAGAAGCTGACGTAGCACTGCCCGCCCCATGCGGTGTACCACTCGTCCAGCTTTTCGTAGGTTGTCAGCTCCTTTTCTGTCAAATCCAGCGCCATCAGTTTTCTTGCCGCTTCATTCGTCAGCGGCTGGTTTATCCGTCCCATGTGTCTCGTTCCCACTCCCATCACAGGCAGAACTGTAGATAGTCCTGCAAAGTCTTTTTCGCACGGTTCACGCTCCGGCTGACCGTGCTCTTATTTACGTCGTGCGCCGCCGCGATCTCCGTCACGCTCATGCCGCCATCGTACATCTCGCTCAGGTATATCCACTGATCGTCTGTCAATTTCAGCGCCGCTTTCGGGAAGTGCCGCCGCAGCCGAAGCAGCGCACCAAGGTTCGCGTCCCTGTCCAGCAGCATTTCATCTACCCTGCCGCCCAGCACTTCGTCAAGCAGGACGTCCGTCGCCACATCTCCCATCCTCCGCATAGTCATTATCGCTACTCCCTCTCTCCCCCAATCTAACTTGCCGGCCACTTGCTCCCGGCCCTTTGGCAACCGGTAGTATAATCGCCGTGTCAAGGGAAGCATAAAAACTTTTTCACCCCCACATAACACCCGTGTCAACACTTTGCCGGTACCGCCGCACAAATGCCGCACAAAGGCCGCAACTTTCCCTCACATATATGGCGCTTGCGCCCGCCGAAATTTTTATTTTTTGACTTTGGCCTTTTGGTCGTTTCTTTTTTTCGACCCGGTTTCAAAACCACCCCCCCTACCCCTAACTTGCCGGTAACTTGCCGGTAACTTGCATGAGAAGCGCGGATTGGTGTGCCGGAGAGGGGAACATGGGAGCGAGGGGGAGATAACGAGATAGCTCGAATGTTAGAGCCGGTATGGAGAACATTTAGGCGGGGGGGAGAGTTGCAGCGCACGGCGCTTTCCTTTTGCCCTTCCGAATTGTAAACCTCCCCCCCTGATGCTTGGCAGGCAGTGGCCGCCGCTGATGGTCGGCATGGCGCAGGGGCCGCCGTCCTGCATTCTGTGCCAATTTTGCAAGAAAACGGCGCCGCGCTGCCTGTATGTGTGCGTATTATTGTATGTAATACGCACGGAAACACTTTTTCTTGCAAGTTTTCTTGCATTTCGGGTAATGGTGGGGCGTTTCTTCTGGTTTCTCTCGTCCCCCGGCAGTCCGCGCCGGTGGTGGCCGCCGTCTGTCGGATGGGCGGCGCGTGGAGCTGGC